TAAGACTGTAAACAACTACGGTAATGGAACTAATGCATTCGAGAACAGCTGTGGACTTATCTTCCAACGTGAAGCTGCAGGTGTTGTTGAAGCAATCGGACCTCAAGTACAAGTAACTTCTGGAGATGTATCCGTGATTTATCAGGGAGATGTCATTCTAGGACGCATGGCTATGGGAGCTGACTTCCTTAACCCAGCTGCTGCTGTTGAACTTATAGCCGGTGTTGCACCAACTTCTAATGCAAGCGGTGCTACCACAAACGGTAACGCAGTATTTACTTAATATATTTATTCACACAGGGGAGTTCTCACGCTCCCCTTTTTTCTTCATATAATTTATGGCTTCCACAACAATCGATACCGAGACCGAACTCTCCGCTGTAAACTCTGTACTGGGAGCTATCGGGCAATCACCTATCACTCAGTTAAAAGATCCTGATACAGGTACAATTTCAAACGCTAACCCAGAAGTACAATTCATATATAATTTATTAAGAGATGCTAATATTGAAATACAGAATGAAGGCTGGCATTTCAATGTTGAAAAGCATGTAAAATATGTACCTGATTCTAATAATAAAATTGAAATAGGTACTGATATATTAAAGATAGATGTACATGATGGGTGGCATAAAAGAGATTATAATGTAATTAAAAGATACGAGAGTTCTGATGGTAAGACTTACTTATATGATAAGTATGATCACACTAATCTATGGGATGATGTATCTGAATTATACTTAGATATAATTAGATTAATTCCATTTGAAGGTTTACCTTCTGTCTTTCAAAGACATATAATAGCTAGAACATCTAGAGTAGCTGCAACACAATTAGTAGCTAATCCACAACTAGTTCAATTACTAGCGCAACAAGAACAATTAACAAGAGCTGCTTGTGTAGAATATGAGTGTAATCAAGGAAACCATAGTATGTTTGGATTCCCTGAAGATACAGTTTACTCAACTTATCAGCCTTGGAGAAATCTTAGAAGATGACAACTATTACACAAACTATTCCTAATTATAATGGTGGTATATCTGAACAGCCTGATCAATTAAAAGTACCAGGTCAAGTTAAGAGTGTACAGAATGCTATACCAGATATTGTATATGGATTATATAAAAGACCTGGTGCTAAACGAATAGGCAGAATGCCACTTGAGAATGTACAATCCGGTGGCTCTTGGTTTCATTATTACCGTGATGAAGTAGAAGGATCTTACATTGGACAAGTAGCAGCTGATGGTAAGGTAAGAATGTGGTGCTGTAATGATTTATTTAATGCTGCAGGTACTAAAGTAAATTCTGCTGGTGATGAAATCTTCGTACATTATGGTGCTGTAAGTGGTGCTTATACACAGAGTAATTATGATGGAAGTAATTCCACACATACAGCAATTACATCATATCTAACACCATCCCCTAGTACTGACCAGGAAGATATACAAGCTTTAACTATTAACGATACTACATTCTTAAATAATAGAAGTAAAACTATATCTACTACAGGTACTACAGACAGTAGACCACATAAGAATTTTGCATATATAGAATTATTAAGAAGTGAGAACGGTAGACAATATGGTTTAAATATCTATGATAATGATACTACAACTTCAATAACTAGAGCTACTAGAATAGGTATAAAAAGTGATGGTTTAGACGAAGGAGATGGTAGTGGTAGTTGCCCAGGTATCGGTACGCAGGTATTTGATGAGACAAGAGGTAATGGTAGTGGAGATAGTTCAGCTAATGCAAAGAACCTTATCTTTAGAATTACTACATTAGGCCAGCAAGGTAGGAAAAGCGGTAGTGGTACCACAGTAACTGGTAATGATTATCGTTGTTCTTATAATCGTGAATTAACTTTACTGCATGGTGGAGAAGGTTGGGATACAGGAGATGAAACTGGTAATGTAGTTTTAACTTCAGCTGCTACTAATTATAACTATAATATAGAAGTTCTGGACCATGAAACATCAGTTGTTAAAGCTAATGTAAAGGCTGTAAGACCTACACCAACACCATTTGATTCAGATACAGCTGTAGGCCCAGATACAATATTAGGTGGTATTGCTGGGGAACTTACTGGTGTTACTGTTAATGGTAATGCTTTGAATTATAAAATTATTGGCAACGGTATTTACTTATACACTGCTGCTGATGCTGATGATTTTAATGTAGAAGTTGTAGATGGCGACCTGATGAGGGTAATGCAAACTCAGGTTAATGATGTAACTAACTTACCTATTCAATGTAAACATGGTTTAATTGTTAAAGTATCAAACACTAGAATGTCTGATGAAGATGATTACTATGTAAGATTTGCAGGTGAGAATGATCAAGATGGTCCTGGCTCTTGGATAGAATGTCCTGCACCTGGTATTGTTAAAAGCTTAGATGCCAATACAATGCCACATGTATTACAAAGACAAGCTATAGCTGGAACTAATCCTGTTATATTCTTAGCTAAAAAATTTGAATGGGCAGATCGTGAAGTTGGGGATGATGTAACTAATGCAGCTCCTTCTTTCTGTGGTGCATCTAATGGAGCTTCTCCTGCTGTATATAGCCAAGATGTCACTATAAATAAAATAGTATTCTTCCGTAATCGTCTAGCCTTTTTAGCTGGTGAACATGTTATTTTATGTAGACCTGGTAGTTTAAGTAAACCTAACTTCTGGTCTGATTCAGCTTTAACTGTTAGTGCTATAGATCCTATTGATATATCTTGTGCATCTAATTATCCATCTGAATTATTTGATGCTATAGAAATTAATACTGGTTTACTATGTTTCAGTACTAATCAACAGTTCTTGTTATCATCTGATGATACTATAATGAATCCAGATACTGCTAAATTAAGATCAGTATCAATGTATAATTATAATAAAGTTATACCTCCTGTATCATTAGGTCAGACAGTAGGTTATATAGATAACTCTAATAAGTATAGTCGCTTTATGGAGATGGCTAATATCGTTAGAGAAGGTGCTCCTGTTGTCGTCAATACTAGTGAAATTGTACCTACATTACTTCCAAAAGATGTAGATTTATTTACTAACTCTAGAGAAAATGCTCTAGTATTTATGGGTAAAACTGATTCAGATACTGTTGTAGGTTTTAAATATCTTAATCAGGCTGAAAAAAGATTACAGTCTGCATGGTTTAAATGGAAGTTTAATAATCCTCTTAAGTATCATTTCTGTATAGAAGATATTTATTACTTTGTAGATACTGATAATTTCTTAAACAGTATTAACATGATACAAGCAGATAGTGATCCAAGTATAGATCAAGATTCTGTTAATTATTTAATACATCTCGATAATTATGGTACTGTTAGTGGTGGTCGATATGATCCTGCTACAGATTTAACTACCTTTACTCATGATGATAATGGTTGTGATATTTTATGGGCCAGATATGTAACTACACCTAATAATGACTTAGTAGTTGTAGATGTTGATACTAATACATCTAGAGTAGGTAGATATGCTAATGTTACAATGGCTAGTGATAACTTATCCTTTACCTTACCTGGTATATGGCATCAAGCTACACTGTATATAGGATATCTCTATGATTATCAAGTTGATTTCCCAAGAATATATATTCAGAAAATTGATGGAGAAACTGTTATTTCAGAACTGAATTCTAAATTAACTGTACATAGATTAAAGTTAAACTTTGGTAAGATAGGATTATACGATACTACTCTTACTAGAAAAGGTAAAGCTGCTTATAATGAAATCTATGAATCTACAGATTTAGATGAATACGAAGCATCAGACGCTCCATTTTTAGAGGAAAAAATTAAAGACATTCCTGTATATGAAAGAAACAATAATGTAGATATTACTTTAAAATCCTCCCATCCAGCACCTGCTACCTTAAGATCTATGTCTTGGGAAGGTGACTGGTCACCCATGCATTATCGTCGTGTCTAAGTTAGATCAATATGTACATAAAGCAACTAAAGAGGCTGCTATTCAAGTAGCCTCTGATATGCTTCCCGAAGACCGTAGTGAGGTCGAAGAAGGTCATGGGGTAGATGTACTAGAATCTCTTCTTTATGCAGTTGAACAAGGTAATAGTGTTTGGTTCGAAGTGCCTAACGGCAAGACTGCTGGTATGGCAGGAGTCGAATCAGATGGAATGATATGGATGTTATGTACACATGCTATACATGAATACCCACTGACTTTTGCAAGAGAAGCAAAGCGATTCGTTGAGAGTAGAACAGAACCGCTACTATGGAATATAGTTGACAAGCGCAACATTGTTCACTTAAAATTACTCAAATTTTTGGGCTTTAAATTTTTAAGAGAAATTTCTCACGGCCCAAATCAATTGTCCTTTATCGAATTTTGCCGTGTGTTCCGCACCTGATCCCAATGCTGGGATAAGACAACAAGCCAAGATTGATAAGATGAAGAAAGATACTCAATATCATTCTGCATCTCTCAAATATTGGAACAGAGAAGCCGCTGCAAATCAACGCAGAGGTACCCTTGGAAGGGGACTTAGTAGAAGCAAAAGTGATGCTTACTCTAAAGCTTTATGGACTTTAGGTAAGGGTCGTGAAGCTAACGAACAAATTTATAGAGCTAGATCAAAACTAGCTAGACACTCAGATCGCTCAGGTGAATCAAGAGCTAGAGGATACATGGGTGCTAAGTATAAACAAATATTAGATCAACAAAGAAAAATAGAAAGTTCATTAAATGCTACATTTGGTAGAAATATGGATACAGTATATCAAGGTATACAACGATTCCATATGAATAAAGTAGCTAAGAATAGAGAATCAATAGGCATACGTCCTGAATATGGAGCGCCTGTTATGATGCCACCTAGAGATAGAACAGGTCAAATGATGGGTAATCTACAGATGGGCTTACAGATTGCTAGTCTTGGATTTGCTGCATTCTCTGATATTAAACTAAAAGAAAATATCGAGAAAGTTGGTATATCACCTAATGGTCATAATATCTATGAATGGAATTATGTCTATGATCAAGAGAATAGATTCCGTGGTGTGATAGCACAAGATGTAATGAAGATTAATCCTATGGCTGTAGGTATAAGAAAAAATTATCTAACAGTTGATTACAGTAAAGTTGATGTTGACATGGAGATTATCACATGAGTACTTCATATTTTGAGCAACTAGGTAGAGCTTCTACAGCACCTCCAGATATAAGTAAAACTAATTACTTAGAAACTGAAGCTGATATGTCTACAGCTGTTAATGAAAGTATTGATCAAACTGCCAGATGGAATGATGAACATGCTAATCAATTAATAGCTCAGTATAATCATATGCATGATCAGCAGATGAAGAGGCCACAAGAGTTGGTTAATCTGCTAGAACAAGGTAAAAAGACATTTGATGAATACCAAAAATGGGATGCTTATTGGGATAAATATTATAAATACGCCTTACCTCTAGCTGAACAACAAGCTAGAATCAGAGAGAATCCTGATGCAGTTATTCAACCAGGTCAATTAGGTGACTTTGATAATGAAGTACAAGCAGAGAATGAACTGCAAGGTCCATCAGTAGAAGTAAGATCAGAAGGTGGAATGGTAGCTGCTGGTTCTGAAGCTAATCCTGATATCAGTGGACCTGCACGTAGTTGGGGGCTAGAGCCAGATCTATATAAAGACTTAGATGATCTTAAAACCATAGCTTATCCTACATATTTACCTTTAGCTCAGGAAGGTATGAAGGTACATATAGGATATACCACAGATGATGGTAAACCTATTTTCCAGAGCTATAATGAAACTACAAGTATAGCAGATAAAAGTAAAATCTTAACTATATTAAATGCCTGGTTTGCTTATAAACATGAAGATCTTGTACAGGGTAGATTTGGTTTATATAAGAAAGAATTTATAAATCATATAGAATTTCAATCTTCTAAGGAAATTAAAGATGCACTTGAGAACCATGTAGCAGCTGAGAAGGAATTATATGTAGAGAAAGCTGGTGAAGAATTAGCAGTTAGAATTAAAAATAATCCTTCTTTCTTTATTGACTGGTTACATATACATAAAGGTAGGTTTAATGGAGATCTACGTAGAACTAGGAATTGGGCTTTTGATACATTAGGTATGCATGTAGATAATGGTACCTTGAAAAGGCATCACATAGAACCTATCATGGAACATAAGTTTCAAGCTAATGGAGATCCAGAGGGTAAACTTACTGATGCTAAAACTCTATGGCCTAAACAGTATCGTGAGTTAATGGCTAAAGTAGGTAAAGAAGAATCTAACGAAGCTCAAGCTGAAGAAGATAATCGTAAAGGTGAACGAGATGCAGATGTAGAAGATATCCTTAGTACAGTAGAAGAGAGAGATACACCTTTAGCATATCAAGAAAGACAGAAACTTATACTTGAATTCATGTCTAGGCATGGTATAAGTGATCCTAGATCATTACCAGATAAGTTAAAAAGAATACCTTATGCTGGATTAAAAGATGATTTAACACTAGATCAACTGTTAACACATAAAGTATATACATTAAATCAAAGTCTATCACCAGCTGATTTGATAGGTTTTACAGATCCTAATCTAAAAAAGAAATGGCTAGAAATAGCTAAAAGTGGTGTTGGCATGAGCCAGACAGATATTACAAGAAGAAATAATGTTGTCACTGCTGCAGTAGTTGCGTTAACTAAAGAAACAGATGTAAATACTAGTAAAACTCCAAAGTACTGGAATAACTATTATCAAGCTATAGATGCATATAATGAAATTTATAATAATTATATGGCTACAGTCCCTAATGCTACACCAAATGGGGCTCATAAAGCAGCAAAAGAGTTCATAGAAAGTGATAAAGGTTTATATAGAAAAATACTATCCAAGAATGATTTAGGTCAACCTATAGAAATTAACCAATGGGATGTATTAGCAACCAGTTCAAGGGAATCCGATTTAATTAATGGCAGAACTGACGCACAAACTATTGACTCTATAGCTAAAGATCCTACACTTATTAATAGTAAAAATCCATGGAATGGCGAGAAACCACATTTAGCTGCAGCTGCTAATTATGTTGCAAAAAGTAATGCTGGTAAACCTATATCTCTACCAGAATACTATAGACGTATGGGTAGACTATTAGGTATTAATCCTGAAGTACTTATGAGGAATAGGTTAGAAGCAACTGGTGCTCTAAAAGAAGGAGAATGGACATTCCCTTGGGAAACAGAACTCTCTACACAAGATCAACAGAAACTTGTCAAACCTACAGCATCTAAAGTGTATCAAATTACACAAGATAATGAAGATATAACTTGGATGTTAGATTCTTCTAAGTCTAAAGCAGCAATAGATAATGGTGGTTATACTGCTATTAAGAATCCATCTGGTAAGTATGTAAATATAGAAGAAGTTACAGGTAAGAAACTATCTGAAATAACAGCAGGTGATGTGTATAGTTTAGTACTCGATGGATATACAAATCTTGGTGTCTATGATATTAGACCACAAGGCTTTGTAGATCTCGTAGAATCTGGCTTAATACCATTAGATGCTGCATGGGATATTAAAGATCAAGATAGATTGTATTTACAAAGGTTAAGGCTTAAGTCACAACAATCTCAACGATATACTGGTATTAATCTTCAGTATCGTAGACTCGTTAATATACCAGAAGCAGATAAAGAGAAATTTAAGAAAATAGCTGGAGACCTACCCACCTGGTTACAGTTAGATACATTGCTACCAGAAGCTGCTAAGGCACTTGTGGAAGAAACTATTAAATAAAGAACATGCCAATAGATCCTAACTTACTTGATACAGAATCAATCCAAGAAGCAGCTGATGCTACTATGGATTTTCTGGATGGAGTAACAGAAACACAAGAAGCTAGGGAATCTGCAATAGAAGAATCTCAAGCAGTAGAAGGACAGGCTCAGGCGGAAATAGACGATCCTAGAGATGCTGAAAAGTGGGGCTTTAAAGCGTTAGTTAAAGAAGGGCAGTCCATTCTCTCAGGAGGATTACAGGATACTGCCTCTTCTGTTACAACTTTTCCAGAACGTACAGCAGATGCACTGTCTGGAGAAATGCAAAGGGAGAAAAAAGAGAAAGGTTATTATAGACCTGAATGGGATCCTTTTGTTGACTATGATAATCCAATAGAAACTAAAACATGGTGGGGTAAATTACTTAGAGGTACAGTACACTTCGGTTCATTAGCAGCGGCTATTATACCTGCTGCTAAAGCAACTGCTGTTAGATTAGGTGTAGGTGCATTATGGACTGGAACAAGTACTCTAGTTAGAGCTGGTGCAGTCGGTGCAGCATCTGACTTAATATCTAAAGAATCAGATGGCCATAACGCACTAGGTGCAGTTAGAGAACGATTTGGTTTTATAGATACTCCTCTCACTACAAAAGAAACTGATCACCCTGTAATGATGAAATTAAAAAACATCGTTGAAGGGATAGGAATTGGTCTTGCTTTTGATGGTGCAGCTATGCTACTAGGTAAAGGCTCTAAAAAAGCTTTACGACAAATTAAAAATAGAAATGATAATGCTGAGCAAGCAACTATTGAAGCTGGCCTCAGTCAACTAAGAAAAGGTGAAACTGAATTTCGTGCTGATAAGAATAGACCTGTTGCTGAACCACATCAAGGGGCTCATATAACAGAACAGACACCCTATGAAGCATGGGAAACTAATAAGAAAATACGTGAAGACTGGGGATCACAAGAGGGTTCTACGGGCTCTGTAACGACTCCTGTTCAACGTGAACGTATTGCTAGAGAAGGTGATATCAGTGAAGCTACGGCTGAACAGATATTAAGAAGATTATATAGTGCTGATAAATTCCAGCAACTTGTAGAACAAGCTAAACGTAGTAGAAAAACATTAGTAGAAATATTTGGTGATTCTATCATGGCTCACCAACGTATTACGGAAGGTAGAAATGCTGCTGAATTAACAGCTAGAGAATACTTAGAAGAGTTATGGAAATCTAAAGATAGCTATGATGTAACTAATGCTGCTGGTGAAGTAATAGATACTATTGAAACATTCACTAGTAAGAATATAGTTGTAGCAGATATGATTGTAGGTACACTATTACATCAAATAAGAGATACAGGCATTGCTGGTAGAGAACTAGCAGATCTTGTAAATCTTAGTGATATAGATGGACCTGCAGCTCAAGTTGTTGATACATTACTTACTGCCCTAACTGAGACAAAGAAAGCTAGAATACTAAAATCAGATAACTTCAGACAGATTGGAGCTGGTAAACAAAGGGAATTCCTAGAATCAACATTAACACAAGAGATGGCTGATACGAGAGAGTCTATTATGACAATCCTCAAAATCGCTAAAGATGATGCTGACCCAGGACTACTGAACGCTTTGTTTGAAACGTTCTCAGCTATGAAGACTGTAAACAATCTAGATGACTTTGATAATTGGGCTAGAAAAATGATCAAAGGTGGTAGAATTACTGCCGATGCTCCAGATAAAACTGGTGCTTTAATTAGAGAACTAGAAGGAGTATTTACTAATAGTATATTAAGTGGACCTAAAACTCCAGCCAGAGCTATATTAGGTACATCTACTGCAACCTTCCTACGTCCTATGTCTACAGCATTAGGTGCATTAATGACAGGTGATAAACAGACTATGAGAGCTGCCTTAGCTTCTATGAATGCTATGATTGAAGCTGTACCTGAATCATTTAAACTATTTAAAGAAAGACTCAACTCTTATTGGAGTGGTGACATGTCATCTATGAAGACACGTTACTATGAATTTACAAGAGCTGATGATAACTGGGAAATTCTAAGAAGATGGGCTGAAGATAGTGGTAGAGCTACAGATGGTGAACGAGCTATGTTTGCAGCAGCTAATATGGCTAGAAACTGGAATAATAATAGCTGGTTAACTTACTCTACTAAGCTTATGGCTGCTACTGATGATGCTTTTAAGTATATCTTAGCTAGAGCTAAAGCTAGAGAGAAGGCTATGCGTAGTGTAATGGAGATACAAGGTGCTGGTGGTAAAATACCTGAGATAAATAGAACATTAATGCAAGCTTACGAGCAAGATTTCTATGGTCAAATCTGGGATGCTAATGGAGACGTCGTAGATGAAGCTGTTAAATTTGCTGGTAAAGAAGTAACTTTAACACAAGAATTAACTGGATTTTCAAAAGGATTGAATGATGTATTTACTGCTAACCCATGGGCCAAGCCTTTCTTTCTTTTTGCACGAACTGGTGTCAATGGTCTTTCTTTAACAGCTAAACATACACCAGGTATGAACTTTCTTGTTAAAGAATTTAATGATATAGCTAGAGCTAGTGTTAATAATTTAGATGAAGTAAGGATATACGGTATTAATACACCTGAAGAGTTACTGAATGCTAAAGCATTACAAACAGGTAGATTTGCTATGGGTACATCACTTGTTGGATTAGCGTCTTGGCAATTCCTTGCTGGTAATCTTACAGGTAATGGTCCAGTTGATAGACAAAAAAGACAAGCTTGGATAGATGCTGGGTATAAACCTAGAACTATCAAATTAGGAGCTGTAAGAGTTGGTTATGATTCATTTGAACCATTCAACCAGATCCTATCTACTATAGCTGATGTAGGCGATTATAGCCTACTTATGGGTGAAGAATGGACTGAACAACAATTCCAGAAAATCTCACTTGTAGTAATGCAAGCAATAACAAGTAAATCTTATTTTGCTGGATTACAGAATTTTGTAGATCTTGTAGCAGGTAAACCTGGACAACAGAATAAGATAGCTAGAGACTTATTGAATAATACTGTTCCATTAGGTGGTTTAAGGAATGAGATAGGTAAACTATTTAATCCTTACATGAAAGAATTAGGATCTGATATAGGTGATGCTCTAAGAAATAGAAACTTAATTAGTGAATATTTACCAGGAGATGATTTACCAATTAAATATGATATGTTAAATGGTAAACCTATTAGAGATTATGACTTTATGACTAGAGCAGTTCAAATGTTACTTCCTGTGTCTTTAAATCTTGATGAAGGACCAGGTAGAAGATTCTTCTTTGCTAGTGGATATGATTCACGAATGACTACTTATTTTTCTCCTAATGGTGATGATTTATCAGATAGTCCTCGGATTCGTTCTATGTTCCAAGAAGCTATAGGTTTACAGAATAGTGAATTAAAATTAGATAAATTATCTAGAGATCCTAAAGCAATTGAATCTCTACAAATTATGAATAGAGATAGAAATGCTGGCTTAAGAGGAGAATATAATGCAGGTGATTATTATCATAATATGAAGATTAGTCAAATTATAGAAAGGGCTAGACGACTTGCATGGGCTTCTATTATGAATAATCCAGAGGTTGTAGATCTAAGGAATCAACAACAGAAGTTTAAATTAAATAAGATTCTTAAGCAGAAAGAAACTACAAACATTGCACCCATTCTAAATATGTATAAATAACCATGGCAACAACATTCGTAGATTATACGGGGGATGGGAATGCAACGAAGGCTTTCTCCTTCCCTTCTTTCGCTTCTACTGATATTAAAGTAGAAGTAGATGGAACACTAAAAACAGTTAGTACTCACTATAATATTACTAGTTACACTACATCTGGTGGAGGTAATGTAGTATTTACTGGAGGTAATATACCGACTAGTCCTTCGACAATTAGAATATATCGTGATACAGATGTAGATACAGCACAAGCAACTTATGCAGCTGGATCATCAGTTAAAGCGGGAGATTTAAATAATAACCAAACACAGTTATTGTATGGTATTCAAGAAGAAAAAAATCAAACAATAACTACTACAGATATTAAAGACTTAGCGGTTACTACTGCTAAGATAGGTCCAGATGCTGTAACAGGTGCTAAAATAGCAGACGATCAAATTGATTCTGAGCATTATATAGCAGGTTCAATAGATTTAGAACACATGTCAGCTAACTCAGTTGACAGTGATCAATATGT